CCACCCTATGGGGTGAACTACGACCCCGCCTGGAGAGAGGATGCCGGCCTCACCGAGGGCTCGGCGATTGCGAAGGGCAAGGTCCTCAACGACGACCGGGCCGACTGGCGGGAGGCCTGGTCTCTCTTCCCCGGCGACGTCGCCTATGTCTGGCACGGGGCGCTGCATGCCACCACCGTGGCCCAGAGCCTCGAGACCTGTGGCTTCGCCGTTCGTTCCGTCATCATCTGGGACAAGACCCGTCTCGTCATCGGCCGCGGCGACTACCATTGGCAGCATGAGCCAGCTGCGTATTGTGTCCGGAAGGGGAAGACTGGGCATTGGGCCGGCGGCCGGAACCAGACCACGGTCTGGCAGATCCCGCATCGTCGCAATGCCTCGGGCCACGGCACCGAGAAGCCGGTCGAATGCATGAGGCGGCCGATCGAGAACAACTCGGCCCCCGGCCAGGCAGTGTACGAGCCGTTCTCGGGCTCCGGCACCACGATCATCGCCGCCGAGATGACCGGCCGTGCCTGCTATGCGATCGAGCTCAACCCCGCCTATGTCGATGTTGCCGTCCGCCGCTGGCAGGACTTCACCGGTGAGGCGGCGATCCTCGAAAGGACTGGGACCGTCTTCGTGGACGTCGCAGAGGAGCGTGGTGTCCCCTGCCCGGCCGCGCGCACCGCAACCGTGTCGCCGTCGACTGCCGACCTCGCCCCGTCGCTTCCCGAGGATGACCTCCCGCCCCTCGACGTTCGCGAGGAGGCTTGACCATGGGACGACCCTCGCACCAGCCAACCACAATCAGCCAAAGGAACGTCGAGGCGCTCGCCGGCTACGGCGTGCCGGAGGTCGAGATCGCCGGTGTCATCGGCATCGACCCCAAGACCCTCCGGAAGCACTACCCCGCGGAGCTGAAGTTCGGCCACGTCAAGGCGAACGCCAAGGTGGCCGAGAACCTGTTCCGGAAGGCGACTGGAGACGGACCGCAGTCGGTCACCGCCGCGATCTTCTGGATGAAGACCAGAGCACGCTGGAAGGAGACCAACGTCACCGAGTTGGCGATCCGGCATGAAGATGCCCTCGAGCTTCTGGCCTGACCGTGGGACGTCCTGCCCACAAGCCCGATCCTGTCACGAGCCGCCAGGTCGAGGCGATGGCCGCCTATGGCATCCCCGAGGCCGACATCGCGACGGTGATCGGCATCGACCCCAAGACGCTGCGCCGCCACTACCGCCGCGAGCTCGATACCGGCCACATCAAGGCCAACACCAGGGTCGCCGAGTTCCTGTTCCGCAAGGCGACCACCGACGGCCACCAGTGCGTTACCGCCGCGATCTTCTGGCTCAAGACCCGGGCCCGGTGGAAGGAGACCATGGTCAACGAGATCGGCATCACCCGCGATCCGATCGCTGATCTCTTCCGCGACATCGCCGAGCACGGCCGCCGCATCCATGACCCTCCGGTCCGTACCATCGTAGGGGACGTCGTCGCCACGGGCCCACGCAGCGTCGATCACATCTCCGGTGCTCATGCCGATCGGGCCGACCTCGCAGAGGAGTCCCGCTGATGGGCCGCCGTTCGCACGTTCCCGAACCCGCCGGACGGCGCCAGGTCGAGGCAATGGCTGCCTATGGCATTCCCGAGACGGACATCGCCCGCGTCCTCGGCATCGATCCGAAGACGCTGCGGAAGCACTACCGCGACGAGCTCGACACGGGCAGCATCAAGGCCAACAGCCGCATCGCCGAAAGCCTCTACAGGAAGGCCATGGGCGACGGACCGCAGTCTGTCACAGCCTGCATCTTCTGGCTCAAGACCCGGGCGCGATGGAAGGAGACGATGCTCGACGAGCAGTCCGCGGCGGCCGAGCGTCCCTCAGTCATCATCCGCACCATCGTCGAGCCCCCACCCCGCGACATCAACGGTCGACCGGTCGGCAAGCCGGTTCCGGCCGGACCCCCGATGATCGAGCACATCAAGGAGCGCCGCTGACATGGGACGCCGTGCCCACGGTCCGGACGATCGCGACCGTAGGCAGGTCGAGGCTCTCGCTGCCTATGGCGTCCCCGAGCGGGACATTGCCCGGGTCGTCGGCATCGATCCCAAGACCTTGCGGAAGCACTATCGGGACGAACTCGACCTCGGTGCCACCAAAGCGACCGCTAAGGTTGCCGAGTTCCTGTTCCGCAAGGCCACGACCGAAGGACCGCAATGCGTCACCGCCGCCATCTTCTGGATGAAAACCCGCGGCGGATGGCGCGAGACGCCGCAGTCCCATCAGATCGCGCTGTCCCGTGATCCCCGCGACCTCAGCGACGAAGACCTCATGATCATCGCCGGCATGGCGGCACCGAGCAGGCCCCTGCCGGGGATCGGCAACTAGACCGGACGGGCGCCCAGTTCCCCGGGGCCCGCCGATCCGTACGGGCATCATGCCAACGGCACGATCATGACGTCGTCGGCCGAATCTTCGCAGCGGGGTGCGACCTAGAGCCGTTTGACATTCACTGCGTTCGGCTTCCCCTTCTTCGGGTCCATCTTGGAGTCGAAAGAGACCTTATCTCCATCGTTCAGCGCAGAGAGCCCTGAGCGCTCCAGTTCGGAAATATGGACAAACACGTCGTTTCCGCCCTCGTCTGGCGATATGAATCCAAAGCCTTTCGAAGAGTTGAAGAACTTTACGGTTCCTGTCGCCAT